CGCGGCGGAGGCACGGGCACGCGCCATCACCGAGGCGACAAACGCCTCCTTGCCTTGGTTGAACAGGTTCTCGGCATCCGTCACCTTGCCGATCGAGACACCTAAGTGCTCGAAGGCAGTGCGGTTCTTTAGGAGGTATTGTTCTTTCGCCTGGATGTTGTCGCCCAGTTTCTCCCATTCGGCAGACATTCTCTGCAGTTGTGTGAGCGTCGTGGAGGATGTTTTGGCGACCGACTCCTGAAACTCCTCGAGCGTTTCCAAGGCATCGGCAAGCGACTGCCGGGCGCCGAACAGACTTTTGGTCCAGGCAGTAATCTCTTTGCCATAAACGGTCAGCAATGTGATACCGACGACGAGGGCCGTCTGCCAGCTGACGATCCCGCCGAGCAGCTGTTTCCAGACCGGCGTGGCCTGCTGTCCGGCCTTGATGGCTGCCTGATACTCCCGGCGAGCCATGTTGATGTTATCGACCAAGATAGGTAAGTTGTTCGAGATGGCGAGAAAGAACATGTTCGCCCCCATGGTGAGCGAGGGCAGCTCACGTGCCACCTGCTGGATCGACATCTGCAGGCTGTTGAAACCGGTTCCGGCCGTACGGCTGTACGCAGACAGACGGGTCTGCGCGGTCTGCAGTTCATTATCCACGCTTTGGATCTGTTCCAAAATTTCCTTTCCGGCCGAACCTTCACGGTCCATTTTGGAAAGCCGGGAATAGGCCTCGGTCAGTTGCTGCAACTTGCGTGTCAGGGCGACCACGCTGTCTGACGCCTCCTGTTCGGTGGCCATCTGCTGTTGCAGCTGCTGCATCCCCTGACTAATCACCACTCTTAGGTTGCTCTCCTGCAGCGCCAAGGCTGCTTTTGCCTGCGTATACCCCGAAAGGCTTATGGTCCCGGCCTCAAGCTCCCGGTCCAGCTGTTCCTGCATCGCGGAAAGCGAACGCAGACTGCTGATATTCTCCTGCATCGTCGTGGCGAGCTTGCGGCTCTCGGCGCTCATGGCGTTGTAGGCGGCCGAACTGTCGGCAATCAACTTTTTATAGGTCGTTGCCGCTTCGTCGCGCAGCCCCTTGATGCCGAGCGTCACTTTATTGACCTCTTTATCGAGGTCGCCACGAAATTCAAAGGTGATATATACGGGATCTGTCTGTGCCATTTGTCTCTTTTACTACTTTAATCCGAAAAATTCAAGCTCCTCCTCTTCGCTCTGGAGGGTCTCTTCCTTTTCTTTTTTCTTCCGCATCCGTCCCTGGTCGCTGATCATGGTCAAAACGACGCACCACGGGATACGGTTCATGATTTCATCATACGTGAATGCCCCCTGCTGCACGAGGGTGTAGATCTGTCCGAACGGGCTATGGGGAGGATCATACTCCTCCTTTAACTCCCGGTCTCTGTCGGCTGGCTCGCCTCCGTCGGCTTCATCAGGTTCAGCGAAGCGACCGATGCGATAATGCTCACAAAAGCCTCGCTCGTGCTCATCAGCACGATGATCCTGGCCAGTTCCGCCAATCCCTGCATCGGCATGTGTTGCCGGATATACCAGGCGAGTGGACGGTTCAGCAATCGTGCTGACCATGTGCCACGCAGCAGACCATAGGCGATGATCCGTGAGGTGGTGACGCCGTGCTTGGCGATCTGTTCCAAGACGCTGCCGAAGTTGCCGTCATGCAGGTGCTGCAGGTCGATCTCCATCCGCGTGAAGAGCGATGACATCCGGATAAGGCTGCCCGCCGTGGGCAGCTTCACCCGGATGGGTACCGTCTTGCGCCCGAAGATCCGGAGCAGCCACGGGGCAGGAAGGTTTATTTTGAGCCGCCGGTCCAACAGGGCGTCGGCGGCCATGGCTTCTACCGGGGTCATGCCGTGGGTTCTCCTAATTTGTAGATCTCATAGGCCCCGTCTTCTTCGCTTGCCGAACTCATGGCGGTAGCGGTAATTTCGATCTGGGCGATCTGGTCGGCTGCCAAATTCCAGATAAACCGAGCGAGGATCTTCGCACGGGGGATGTCGATCACCACGTTATATCTGGTAAGGACACGTAGTGCCTTTTCGATCTGCACTACATCGCGTGGCGCTTTAAACTTGTCGACAGTGTATTTCTTGCCTTCGATGGTCACCTCCTGTGCCTTGGCGATGGAGCCACCGAAAACCTCTACCAATACATCGTTATCCCATTCTATGAAGTTGAGTTTGACCTGTTTCAAACCGGTTTCCGAACTCACTGTTTCCACGGGTACTGTCGGCTCTTCTTCCGAGTAAAAGTTGGTTACGGTGTCGGCTTCAGCTGTGAAACTGGCCGTTCCCTTAAAGGTACGTGCCAACTGTTTCATCTCGGTCGGCATGCCGCCTTCAGGGTTCACCTCCCCGAAGAGCGCTTTCTTCAAACCTACCGATGTTGTTTTCTTTTCTGCCATATCTTTCGAATAAATTGGATGATTACCATTAAAATGATTCCTGTTAAAATGCCGCCCGAATACCATTTGAATTTCGTCCAAAACGGTACGAGGGGCGGTTCCTTTGTCTTCTCCGTTTCCGCCAGCCGGTTCTGTGCCCGGCTTAGCTGCTCTTCGAGGGAGAACATCAGTGCCTCCAGGCTGTCGCAACGGGCAGAAGCGATGATGTGCCCGTCCCGGTAAGAGAGGCTGACCGTCGCCCGGCCGTTTTTCTTTGTATATCCGGCTCCGGTGGGGAGCTTACGGAGGCTGTCCGTCGGGACCCGGAGTGTCGCCAGGCTTGGTGGGATTATCACGGGGGTAACGCTGACCCTTCTGTCCCATGCGAGGCTGTCCCGTGCGTGCATAGTAGAATTGTGCTTTGTAGTCTTGCACGAGGCGGCGAGCAGGGCAACGATGGTAAGTAGGACAGCCTTCAATAAGTAACACAACCCTTTCAAGGGCCGACACTCTGTTTTGGATCTGGATGTTTTCATCTTGCAGCGTTTTATAGAGTTCCATCAATTCGTTCATCTGCTCCATATCATCATCCAGGAGCTCGCGGAACGTCTTTTCACGATCCCTTTTCAGCTCCAGCCTCCGCCGGGGGATGCCGGAAAGCCACTGAAGCAGGATAAGCAATCCACCTCCTGCACCGAGGAAGTCGAAAAGCGCGTCCCATCCCATGGCCTACGCCCCTTTCTTTTTCTTGCGGGTGAAGAGCGAGATCAGCCATTGTATCAGGCCGGTTTCGGCAAACCCGCTTGCCGCGATACCGGCACCGATGCCATACATCAGGGCAATCTGCCAGTCGAGGTCGGCAAGGAAGCCCAAGTCCTGCCACCAGCCGAACATGCAAATCCCGACGCCCAATACCCAGTTGAGCGCCATTGCCACCCATCCCGGCATCGACTTCCAGAAGCCGCGGATCGCTTCGACGATCACCGGTACTCCGGCAACGATAGCCGCCAGCGAGGCGAAAAGGTCCTCGTAGTTTGTTTCCGGCACCCCGTCCGTCACTGTCGCGACGTCTTGTGCCATGAGCGACATCGACAGTGCGAGCATGCCGATGAGCGAAATGAATATCCCGTTGATTCTTTTCATACGTTTACATTTGAATTATTGTTGATACCTATTTTAAAAAGCCATTCTTGTACATCAAAGCTGGGACAGGCTTTTGCCGCCAGCTCGTTGTGCCCAACGATTCGCACGTGGGGAAAACGGCGGTGGAAATCCTTCACGTAAGCCTCCAGAGCTCCCCTTTGTTCAGATGTCCGGGTGTCCCGGGGAGTTTTCCCGTCACGCTCTACACCGCCGACGTACACAATGTGCCGGGCTGTCCGGTTATACCCTTTTGCCCCATTGGTAATCTCCCACGGATCGACCACGTCATCCTCGTTGTTTGCCACCAGCCGTTCCACCGTCCCGTCCAGATGGACCATGTCGGTATAACCGACCTGCTTCCAGCCGCGGCCTCCTTCATTTGGAGGGGCTGTGTGCCAACGGCGGATCTCTTCCGCCGATACTTCACGGCCTGCAGGGGTGGCGGTGCAGTGGATAACCAAGAGTTTCAAGGTGTAAGGCATGGGATCAGGATTTAAACCATTTCTTACCATCATAGCCCAAAGAGGCAGTTTCGCCACCTTTCACATCAATGCCGTCGATGGTCGCTTTCTTGTCAACAGACTTGTTGGCCAGTGTCAACGAAGCCCCGATGATTACCCCGTCACCGGTTACGGAATAGGTGGAATTCTCACTCGGTGTCACTTCTACCGTTTCTACGGGAGTCTTCATCGTAATGGTTGTCCCAGATACAGATGCTTTTGCGGCAACACGGCCATCCAACAGGATGACATCTTCACCCCAAGCAATATTGGTATCAGCTTTCATCAACATCTTGAAGAAATACTTTTCACCGGCGTTCGTCAGTTTGTCGATCTGGATCACATCCATGTCGTCCACCAGGTTGACACCCGCCCACAGGTTGGTATCGTAATCCATACCGCAAACCGTAGCCACGATCAAACCGTCGGGCCAGTTGGCCAGCGGAATGATGCGGATCCCCTTATAACGCTCCACATTCATATCTGTGTAGTTCGCCCCCTTGTTCGGCTGCTGTGTCAACTCTTCGTCGTAAGCATCGAAGTCTGCGATGCTCATCAGGATACGCAAACCCGGATTGCTTCTCAGTGTAACAGGGATAGCATCCTTGACCGCTTTCAGCTTCTTGATCATTGTTGTCTCTTTCGAGGAAACTCTTACCACATCACGGTCGGCCAACATACGGGTTACGATACCGTTGAACAGATGGTCGTCATCTTCACCATACACGCCGTTTACGAAATGGAAGCCCAACTCAAACTTCACCGACTTGGCCAACTCGCGGAGCAGGGCGTTTTGACCTTCCGCCGGAAGTTCGGCAAATACCAAGTTACCTTTCGGCTGCCAGGGACGCCAGATCTGTTCGAAGGTGCGCGGGTTGAAGGTCGTAAAGGCCATGAAATCTACCGGCACCAGTTCACGTTCGTCATAATCGAAGTTGCCCTTGCTGTCCGAATCGGTTGGCATCTCCTTGCGTTTCTGCAGCATCTTGCCGGTACGCAGGCGGGGGATTGAAAACTTCTTGGCCACCTCCGGTACAACGTGGATCAGTCCTTTTTCTACCAGTTCGTTTCCGGTGGCGGCACGGGTAAGCAGCATCTCTAATACCTCACCCGAATAGTTTGTTCCATTAATCTGAATCATATTCTGCAATTATTTTAAATTATCCTGAATTTCTTTCATTCGTTTTTTCCAAGGGCTCTCTTCTTTACCGCCTTTATCCACGATGTCGTCCATCACGCGGCGCACCGGCTTTAGCGATTTCAACGCAGCTTCTCCATTGACAGGATCAGCCTTCAACAAGTTCAGGTAGACCTCCCGTTGCACTTCTTTGATACGTCCGTCTTTCACGGCAGCATCCACCATCGCATTACGGGCAGCCTCGGCCGCATCCGCTTCTTTTTTCTCGAAATCAGCGATACGGGCTTTCAACTCAGTGTTCTCTGTTTCCAGTCCGGAGACTCTGCCCGCTTCGCTTACCAGATGGTCAACATGGGCGACCACCTCTTCATCGTTTGTCTTTGCGGCAAACGACGGTCTTTTTCTTAATTCATCTATCAACATATTATTTGGAGTTAGTCGGTTCTGCAAGATGTCATAAACCTGGCGCGGCGTACTGTCAAGCGGTATCGGATCGGCATCATAAATGCCATCGATCAACCCTTCCGCCAATGCTTCATCTGCCGTAAGCCAATGGTCGTGCCCATCGAAAAACCGTTGTTTGATTTCCTCTTCAGTCTTGTTGGTTCGCTTGGCGTATATATGAGTAAGTGTTTTTTCCAGCGACTCCATTTCTTCGATGTACCGGCGGATATCCTCTTTGCTGCCGTAGCAACCACCCGATACGCCATGGATCATCAGTCGCGCATACCGGCTCATATAAACAGGTTTGCCACAGGAGGCAATCGCACTCGCCATACTTGCCGCTATACCATCCACATAAATTGTAATGTCGGCTGCGGTGTTACGGATCGCATTGAAGATCGCAATACCTGCATATACTTCACCACCCATGCTGTTAATACGAACGTCTATCTTGTTGTAGGAACCCTCGATTTCCATCAACTCGCGCACGATGTCACCGCTACGCACATCCGCATCGTCCCAACTGCCGATAGCGCCATATAGAAGAATACAGGCTGTGCCGTCTTTCGATGCGATCATATTGAAAAACTGTTTTGTCATTTCGCACTTGTTTTGACACAAAATTGAAAGATAAAACAAAGCCTTGCAA